TGGTGTGGATCCCGATGATCGTATCGCCCGCGGCGGTATCAGACCGTGCCTCGATCGCTATAATCTCGCCGTCAGACGCGGCCAACATCGACACCGTGTAATCCGTGATGATGCCTTGCTCGTTTTGTGTATTGCTTGGCAGATAAACCAGCGCCACACCTCCAGAAAAAAAGTTATGTCGAGACCTGTCGATGCTCGTAGCCGTACCTCCACCGCCTCCGCCTGGAGGAGTAGCGAAGGAACCGTCGGCCCTGAGGTAGTCCGTGGTACCGCCGGGGTAGCCACCTAGGGATACGATGTTGATCTCGTCACCACTGCCAGATCCATGCGTCGCCGCGTGGGCGGTAGGAGTTCTGGCGGCGGACGAATCGTCGACGTTGCCGTCGGAGATCATGAGATTCAGCGCGGCCAAATCTGTGGCCGAGTGGTCACCACCAGCAAACACGTGAGCCTGGTTGTGATGGTCGTCGGCCGTCTGTCCGCTTGCGGCCGAATGGGCATGGACGTGGGCGATAGGTGGACGCGCGGCGCTAGAATCATCGACGTTGCCGTCGTCAATCAATGCGTTCAGGCCCGCGAGATTTGTGGTGCCATGGTCAGCAGAGCCAAGTCCATGCGCCTGATTGTGGTGGTCGTTCGCCGTCTGTCCAGTGGTTGTAGAATGAGAGACAGCATGGGAATGGAGTGTAGTCGCCCCACCACCCACCAGAGTGTTGAGTTGCGTTCCAGTTGCCGATGTATCCGAGTGACTGGCGACAGTGTGGACCTCATTATGGTGGTCATTCGCGGTTTGCCCTGTCGTCGCGGAGTGAGCTTGTGCGGGGGCAAGATTGGCGATGGATTGAGCCGTCGAGCTTTTCTTGCTGTTAGCATCGTCGCTATCCTCGATGATGACCACATCCGCCCCGACGACGGTGGGCTTCGAGGTTATTGCCGCAATCTCCCCCGCCTCGTTGACATGCACGGCATTGTTGTCGACGCCTGATACGTGTTCCTGATCGATGAAACAGATCGAGCTAGAGCTAAAGATTCCGCCGATCCCATCATCGAATGACACGGCGATGGTCCACCATCCAGTGTTGTCCACAGCATCGGATGTGGCACTAAAGGCCATAGCACGACCGTTGTCACTGCTCTGCTGGATGTTGATGGCGCTGCCGGCCTTCATCTTCGACACGAACTTGTCTAGAGTCAAGCCCTCATCATTGGTGGAGTTGATATAGATCTCGGTGACCAACCCAGGCGTAGAATTGTTGAGTCCAAACAATCCAGAACCGGGGTTGGCTGCTGCCGTGGCCGTTGCAAATCGCCAAGATGCAACATCAGTAGTAAGTGCCGAAAGTGTAAACTGACCAGCGTTACCGTCCTCAAACTCCATATCGCCAGACTGGCGAACGAGCGACTCTACCTCGAGGCGGTCTCCTGTCTGGAGGGCTTGGGTTTTGAGGGTGGCATCTAATACCTGTGGTTTTACGTCGGCCATGAGCGTCCCTTTTACATCAATGTGGGTTCACTGATTGATACGAGCATAGTCGTGGTGCTCAAGGCACGCCCACAGAGAACTCGAGTATCTCCGGCAGTGATTCCAGCCGTCGACCCTTGCTCCAGCAATCGCCCGGCCGTCGCATCGGACAGGAAGTAACACAGACCCGCCGTCAGACCGCCTGTGGTGCCGCACAGAGCATCCCACTCCCCCGTGAGGAGGTCGAGCGGACCATCATGGACATAGTCACCCGATGCCGCCGCGGTGACCGGTGCCTTGGCAAGACCGACAACTAACGAGGTGCCAGCGGCATTCGCTTGGCCGAGATCCACGGTATCATTTCCATCAGAATAGACGGGGGCTCCGGCGATTGCCGTGGATGTGAATGTTGCGGTTACTTGATCTGCACCTACGTCGATCGAGTCTCCAGTTTGAAGCTGCTGAACCTTGAGGTCCGCATCAAGGACTAATGGGATTTTGATTGCCATGTTTTTCTCCTACAGTTTGATCGGTTCTTCGACCCGAAGGGCCATCTTAGTTGAATCTATGGCCCTGCCAATAAGGCAACGGAACCCAGACGATACAGCGGTGGTCGTGATACGACCCAGGACGGAGTCAGACAGCCAGTAGATGGAACCGGGGGTGAGGCCGCCCGCCCCACCAGTAACAGCATCCCACTGGACAGTGGTGAGCGTCATAGTTCCAGTGGCTCGTGCTCTGGCAATAAATCCAGATGACATCCCGTCGAGCAGCAATCCCAATGATGCTGAATTCGGATATGCATCGGCCCGTGCAAGCAGCAGAGCCCCTGTGAGGTTTGAATACACGGCCTGCCCGGGAAGACCGGCGGTTGCTGCAACAGCCGTCAGAACGTCGCCATCGCCTGTAGTCTGTATGCTACCCATGCGTTGCCTCACCAACGACGACGACGTAGATCAACTGAGACTTGATCGTGTCATCGGGGTCAATGTCATTCCGGAATTTCACATCGATGACGTATCGGCCCGGCGAGATCTCAGGATTGACGCCGGTGGTCGTGAGCGTCGCGCCAAGCGACACGTCAGCTTTGCCCTTGTCTGTCGTCTGATTACGGATGACGACATCGAGCGTGGCGATAGGAGGGCCGAGGTCGGACGCCTGACGACGCATTTGGGACACACCAGTCCTCGCGGGGCTCGACAGGTCTACCGTGCGTCCCTTCTTTTTTGCGACTGTGACAAATCTAAATGTCGCTCCCTTCATGATAATGAAAGGGGCTGAGCTAGTTCCATTCGGAGTTCCGCTGGAGCTAGTTGAGCAGCATGACATGCGTACACACTAACACCGATGACATATGTCACGCAACGCGAGTGAGGACTCTGAGCATCTGCACTTTCACATTCTCGCTTGCCCGTGGCGATATCGATAGCTCTCGCCCAAAATCAATCCACATTTTGCCAAGCTTCAGTCGAACTCCAGGAGCCAGTTTGCTGTGTACGCAAGCATAGATGCACGCCGTCTCTCCCCATTCTGGCCAATTAGATGGAGCGTCACCAGAGCGATATGCCGCCAACAGAGCGTTACCGATGTGCTGTGCGACGCGCGATGATGGGCGCCAATGATGGTTTGGCAGTGGCATGTCAATCACTAGCGGTGTGTTTTGAGCCTTTGCCTGCGGCTCCAGAATGCTCACAATGTAGTGAGAGCGGAATCGGGACGAGGACCCCAATGCTAGCCAGTGCTGTCCCCGCGGCCGCTATCCATGCCCAGAAAACTGGGTCAACGAGTATGTGTGATTGAACCATGTCCTTTGCGCGAATGATACTATCGTCGTTGCCGATAAACGGAGCGATTTTAGGAGGAACGACCGGAACAGTTGGCAGCTTTGGAATCGGTATATGGGCGACGGCAGGAACTCCTGGAACCGTCACGCCCGCGGGTCCAACCCTCGCGCCTACAGGTGGCGTCAGTGGCCCTACTCCCAAGTGCGTGGCGCCATTCAGGTGAATCGCTTGCGCAGGAGATGACCCCGATTTTATCTCGACTGAGCCGGCCGAGTGAAATAGCATGTCTCCGTTTGCCTGCGTCTCGATTGCCAGCAATTGTCCGGCGCCCATTTTTATGAATCTCCACATCGGAGCCGCCACCGAAACGCCCCTGCCCTTGGCCGTCGCTGCGCCCGTCTGAACGCCCGAGACATCATCTGGCATACTGCAACGGCCGTCGTGCAACGCCGCAGTGATGACGGCATTGGCGGGGTTTCCCTTGATGTATTCAATGACAACCCTGCATCCAAATTCAAGAGGAATGTAGTCTCCGAATCCGTCTCCAGCTCCGGTCAGGCCAAGCCTGGCAACGATTTTATCCCCACCAGGCTCGACTGTGCATTCAACGAGCACTTGCCCGTTTTCGATGCGCACAAACTTAGTCGTCGGCTCGGGGATGTCGGTCGTCCCCTCTCGATATCCAACTTTTCCCCAATTCAGGAAGTTCCTCTGAGGCGGACTCAGTGCCCTGCGAAGCCTCGCGGGGTCAGGGGATATCATCCTCGACTGGCTTCTCAGCACGGTTCTCTTTACGCCCACGGCATACTATACCGCAAAAGTTCCATTGCGGACATCCAGATAGTTGATCGAGTCAACGTTGAATTCCCATCCACCATTGTGATCCCATCCTAGCCCGACTTTCTGGACTCTGAATGTCGTTTGGATGTACGGGTTAGCGAGTGCGGCGGCGGCCTGCGTCGCAGCTAAAGCGGGAATCCCCGCCGCCTTCATCTGCTCGACTCGCTCTGCTGGAGATGCTCTCGTGAACAGCGTATATGCCGACACAAGGCCGATTTGGACGTCTGCGGGGTCAACTTGGATCTCGATCGCGTCTCCTGGACGAAGCCGAAACATGTCGGACTCAATACCGTCGTCCGCAAAAATCGGAAGACCAGACATGGACTTGGTCGAAAAACTGACAGTCATTTCTCCGCGCGACAATTGCTCGTATATAGACTGCGCCATAATAGCGAGTTGGTCCGCTCCACCAGGTCCAGATATCTCTTCGACCTCAAATATCTTCACATTCTCTCTGTCGCCAACTCCAGATGTCGCTGGAGCATTCAGAACTTTTCCAGGAGGGAATCGACCTCGAACAGTGTCTCCGGTATCTACATCATGAGCAACGACCTCCACCGATGGCGTTACTACACCTCCGAGTTTTCGGCTGATTTTCATGTTCGAGACATTTCGCCCGTACGCGAACACTCTCGTTCCAGGGTCCAGCTTCGGGCTGAGACCTGGTTTCGATTCCTTGTAGTATGTCCTGGGGTCAGATATCACGATCTCTGCGGCTGGAATGTCGGTCGTCCCGGGGATGACATTTACTCCAGGACGCATGTAAACGATGAATCCAGCCGACACGACAAGGTCGGTAATAACATCCCAGTAAGACTGGTCCGCACCGGATGTAGGAGGATTCTTGCGGCCTCTACGAGTCTTCTTCGTGCTGTCTAGCCACTGCGGTGGCCGGATGTCTGCGATGCGAGGGAGTGGGTCATAGATGCTCTCATTGACCACTAAAATCCCTCGGAATCCAGGGACTCCGAATCGACGAGATAGCTCAGGAGTTGGGGCACCATCGCCTGTCAACAACAGTTGGATTAGCTGGTCAAGCGGCATCCCGCGAGGCAGGTCGTGGAGGTATCCGGGAGAGATGTCTTGGTCAAGCAGCGGGCCCGTGAGGTCTCGCGCGGATAGTTGGATCGTATCGTGACCGCCTAACTCCATCTCCGCGAGGTCGACAAATCCGCGAAATATCTCGTTCGAGCGAAACGCCTCTGCTCGGCCCTCAGGGACGGTGTCTGGCAGCAGTAGGCCTTCAGCCCCGGTTGGCCCATTGGCTGCCGCCCATTCAGCCGCGGTAAATGTCCCACCGAAGATCTGCATCGTCACTGACCGAAGGATACGCGGGTCGAATGGCAACGACGAAAGCGGCAGCGTGACGCGAGCCTCATCCGCCTTGCGGTAGGAGTTCACGTCGACCGAGCAGGAGTATGGAATGATATCCATACCCACGGACGCCCATGATGGACTATCTGCACTAAGGCCGGGGCCAAACGCCTCTGCGCCGCCAACCCCCGGAACACCTGGCAGAGCCGGCGCTGGAGGTCTGGGGGAGAAATCCTCGAATCGAACTTGGAGGCGAACTTTCGCTCCTGGATACCATACGGCGGGCATTATAGTTTTGGGACCTTGATGACGGTGCCTCGAGGGACGATGGAGCCAGACAGACCGTTGAACTTTGCAATGAGACCCCAGTTGTCAGGTGTACCATAGAAGCGCGTAGATACCTGCCTCAGTGTCACACCTCCAGGCGTCGCAAACACGCCAAGCAACTCGGATATGTTGGCCGCCGCGATGGACCTCTCCTGCATTGCAGCCTGCGCCGCTAGCAACATTGTCGACCTTCGAAGATTAGCCTCGGCCATATAGTTCATGGCGATGACGGCCGGACTGCCAAGCAGTGCCCCCTCGATGACCGCTGACTGCCCTTTGTCCATCGTGTTTAGCAAGTCTCTTGCCGCCAATCGGATCGATGTGAGGGCCCCTCGAATGTTTCCATCGACATCTGAAGGAGCAAACACGAATGACACAAGTTTATCGAGCGCGCCAAGCAAATCGGTCACAAAACTGCCGAGCTTCGCTATCGTCTGGTTCACACGCGCAAGCCACATGTTGGCCTTGAACACCGCCGTCAATAGCGAGTTGATCACATCATCCATCAGGGCCAGCATCTGTTTCAAGAGGCTCAGCATGTCGATCGACGGAGGCTTGAACTTCGGCTTCGAAGGCGTGTCCCCAATCCACGTGAACTCAATCTCAAACTCAATATCTTGCTCACGCAGATGTCGGAAGCTGTCTGAAGTTAGAAAGCCATACCGAACGACAGAACCCCATTCTACCTGTAACAACCCTCCCTCCTTGCGCATGAGCGTGAAGGCATCACGCAAGGTCCTGGCACGTCGAGCATCTTGGTCGGGCACGCTGCCAGAGCTCGCAAACGTATCTCCACCGGTCAGCCCACCAGCGAGCGCATCCGGTCGAGCCGCGTCCTGCAACCGCGGGAAATTGGCGAGCAAAGCCTTGTTTCGGTCGTCGTATAAAAAGATGTCAGACCATAGCCCTTCGATGACCGTATTCTTCCACGTCGGCCCTATAACCTGCGTGTCAGCGACTGGATTACCAGGGTAGTAGTTAACATCAAGGCGTTGGTCTCCACCCCACATGACGCCCTTCCTTGGCAAGGAACGGCCCTGCAAAACGATGGCTCGCTTGGGAGCGCTCATCTGCCTAATGATAAATGGGAATGACATTATACGCCCTGGTCCAGCGCCTCATATGACTGTATGCGAGCGTCTGCCATTCGCTCAAGAGGATTCACGAATGCGGCCATGATTCTATCAGGGTCGTGTTCTCGCAGGTCCATTACAATCTTGACATTCTGGATGTTAACCTTTGGTCCGTGTGGAGTTCGACGGCCTTTCTTGTTCTTTTTAGCATCATCACTTCCCAACATCTCCTTGATATGGGCTGCCAGTGATGCAGCGTCCTCTTTCACACTCACCATGTCCCCGCCAGTCAGCTTGATTTTTGCAATCATGTCCGCCTTGGCCATCATCACGTCGGCCATGCGCATGCTTTCCTCCGTGCTAGTAACAAGTGTCTTCACATAATCACTTGCACCTCTCGCGCTATCTTTATCAACGACACCAACCTTCGAGAGAAGCGTGATCAGGCTGGACACAACAGTCATCAGGCCAATGAATCCAATTTTAAGGATTACCCACAGGCGAATTCCAAATGCGAAAACTTGCAACGCTGTGGACACTGCAGACGACATACCATTGATTATTGACGTTGCTGCATTCAGCACCGTGCTCATCACTGATACGCTCTTAGAACCACCGATGAACGCCTTGCCAACAGCTTCGAGTCTTCGCCACAACGTGTAGGCCGCGGTGATCAAAGGAATCAAAGATAACTTTCCCTTATCCATCGCATTTGAGATCGACTTCGATATCGTATTCCAGTTGGCGATCACATATACAGCGATGCCTGCCACGATAATTCCGAGTGCAGCAAATGCAACGGCAGCGATGGCCGCAACAATAGCCAGTGGGCCAAGGGCGGCTGTCAATGCAGACATCCGTGCTGCCGCAGGCCCAAGCGTAGACATCAATCCACCCATGACCCCATCCTTCTTTTTGCCACCCTTCCCTCGCATCCTCGCTGCATTCAGGCTTCGTAGCATTGATGTCATTCCAGACTTCTTGCCATCGGTCCCTGCCATAAGTTCACGCCTGGATTTTTTGTAGAATCGTTGTCGCACCCTGTCCCCGACAGCGCTCTTCACATCGCTGGCTCTGCCCGCCACGGAACTCCCAACCCTAACGGCACCAGACACGCCAGCGATAAGTGCACCTCCGGCAAATTTGGCGACGCCAAACGCGAATGCCCCCTTGATGGCTCCCGCGATAACCATCCCGGCGAGCTTCATTTTCAAGAAGATCTCTTCCCAATTGTCGACGGCATACTGCACCCATGACTCAAGTTTATATGCCACGACTTCAACGACACTTGAGAACTTGTATCCAAGAATGGCCGCAACGCGCTCGATCCTCACCATGTTTTTATCGGAGAAAAGACCATCCGAGTTTAGGTGCTGGAGGAACTCCTTCTTCATCTTTGAGAGTGGCGCGGCAAATTTGGCAGACAGCCACATCATATTCGACTGGGTCGTGGACAGGATGCCTGACCACGATTTCGCTTGTGCCCCCGCCAAATCGTCCAACGGTTTTACTGCCTGACGAATAATGTCGTATGCAGCTCTCGGCGAACGCTGGGCCAACTCATTGAACTTCTGCGTAAACTTGGCGCCCATTCTCGCGCTCTCCTCAAACAGGCCCATCGATTTCCCGGCCTTGAGTATTGCTGGCTGCAACCGCTTCCAGACCTCGAGCTCAGCGCCCGCACTGCCACCGATAACGCGGCCAAGCTGCGAGCCAATGTCGGTCGCATTCATGTCCGGCAGGACGCCCTTCAGCAGAGTGGCCGACTGCATGAATTTCATTTGTTCTTGCATCGACACGTTCGCCGCAATCAACTGCGAGGCCGCTCCCTGATACATCTTCGTCGCCTGCCCAAATGAGATTGGCGACTTTTTTGCGATGTTGAATAGTTTCTTCATCGCCCATTCAGCTTGGCTGAGATTCGCTGCCAGGTCTCCCGAGTTCTGCTCGTACAACTGAAACATCGAACCAAGAGACATCTTGGTGTCTTCAAGCTGGACGTTGAATTCTGAGCCCACCTTGACCAGAGCGACCATGCCAGCAATCGCTGCCACTCCGACGATCGTCCCGCCAACCTTCGCCAGAGAGGCGGCCGAAGACGCACCGTTGCGCACCAGGTTGCGGCCTAGCGTATTGGCCTTATTATTGGCGGCCGTCATGTCGCGAGACAGGCGACGCACGGCCTTCGACTGCCTCGCTACCGTTTTTCCTAGGCGCTTGTAGGCGGAATTCGCCCGGGCCCCGCTTTTTGCGACTTTGTCTGCGAGCTTTTTAGTCGTTCTGGCCTGCTTCTCGGCCTGCTTGTTTGACTTGCTCGTTCGGTTTGCTTGGTCTTCCGACTTTTTTCCATTCTTGGCGATATTGTCACCAAGTTTTTTTACCGCCTTCGCTTTTTTCTTCGCAGCCTCCGCCGTTTTGCTAACCCCCTTGGCAACCTTGGCGCTGCTGGTTGCGACGTTACTGCCCATCGCCTTCGCGCGACGGGCAGTTTCCTTGAGGGCCCCGGACAGTTTTGATGCTTTTCCGGCCTCACGCCTAATCGCCCGGCTGAAGTTGCTCTTCAGGCGGAGATATGCATTGACGTAGTAGTTGGTCTCCTCGGCCATCGCATTACACTATACGCTATTGTTGATCTCTGATTCAACAAATTTGGATACAACGTCCACGCCGAACCGTATATCGGACCTCGTCATATTCATTACCTCTAATATGCTCTGGTTTGCATATTTGGCCAAATACCAGCACTGCTCAATTATGCTGTTGTGGTAGGTTGCCGCGTCGATTGACTCAAATGCAATCCTCTGCTGCAACCCCATGTTTGTCCACGCATAAAACCTCGCATGCAAGGGGACCGGCTTAGATGACCCCTGGGACGGCTGCTGCGAGGACTTGCTCTCCCACGTCGTTATCAAGCGAGTTCTTTTTATTGAACGCACTGTCGACAAGGCTGCGGGCAATGGGCCCAATGGCCTTTAGCCATTTTTCTCGTTCAAGGTGATTGGTCTTTCTCCCAGCGAGGGCATAGACGGATGCATCTGCCAATCCCTTGACCGACGCCATCACATCACCAGGAGGGGCCAGGCTCAGCGCTCGCTTTTCCTCGAGCGGGGTTAGTCCCACCGAACCAAACGTGAGGAATTCATCGGTAAATCCAGAAGCTGGCCATTCATCTCCTAGCAGGTCCTTGGGGATCGTTACGAACAGAACGGTTCGCAACGCGGGGGCGGAGGCGGTAGGAGGGCCCGACTGTGGCGCATGGCCTGCCTGTGCTACTGGGGTCGCTGGTGAAGCGTGTGGAAGGTTGCCGAAGCTACCCGATGCGTTTTCGGTTGTCATCGGTGTCAACCTATCACATTCACATGGTATCCACTAGCGCCGTGAGAGTGTACAATCAAAGAATGAAAGATGTAGTCGTGTCGATCTCAAATCCAGTCACAAAAGAAGAGGCGGATTGCGTATCCGAGCTGTGCAAATTGTCTCACGAGATTGGATCTTCGCCATCCACGATCCTGTCCGGGCCACGGTGCTCGACGCTCAGGGAGAGGTCCAATGTCATCCAAGAGCTTCGGTCACTTGGAGTCCCAGCCAACGCGGTATGCTGCCTAGGATGGTCACCATCAGGCCCAGGACCGACGCCTCCGCCTCACGCGAAGCCAGAGCCAGAGCCAGAGCCAGAGCCAGAGCCAGTCTTGCCGCAAAAACGTAGGCGCAAAAAAGCCGCGCGATCAATCTAGACCACGCGGCTTTCGGATTTAGAGGGCTAGCTAAGGGTTTCGTAGTCGGAGCCCTTGGCGCTAAGTTTGACTGTCGTGAAGTCCTTTCGACCACCAGAAGAGAATGGGATGCTCTCAAATTGAAGGTCAATAAGTGAGAATGTACGGACATCACCCTCATCGAAAAAGAACGTTGTAGCCACGTCAATCCGCGAGACACCACCAGTTCTATTTCTCGCACGGTTCACGATTGAATCGCTAAGGTCGATTATTTGAGCGTTGCTCATTTGAGCCTCAATGCTCACCGAGTAACCATTGTACACGGTGTCGTAGCGCTCGGCCGTATCGCCAAGAAAATCATCCGTTAGGATCTCCATCTCAAACGTCACTTCGGTGCTCGTGATGGCGTCGATTTTCGCTTGCAGCTCACCATCTTTGAGGATGGAGATGACTGTATTTTGTCCTTTTAGTCTCTTGCTTGCCATATCTAACCCTTATTGACCTTGCTCGATTGTGACATTCGTTCCGACAGTCACATAGTTGACGATGGATTTCATCGCAGCATACATTTTAACCTTAACAATCATGATCACCATACCAAGTTCTTTCTGCTCTTTTGAGGTGTCATCTACGACATTGAAGGCTTCGATTCGAGACGAATTCTCCTGATTTGGCGACTGCAATATGAGGAGAAAGTCACGATAGGCCTTGAGAAGCGCACGATTACGTTGAGGAGTGGTCGGCTTTTTGACATACACGTTTGCGATGTCGTTCAGGCTGTCGATCACGAAGTCGGCAAGATACCGACGGTTCGCATCTGCCAGTTCGAGCTGGGTGGCTGGATTTACGCTTGTGACATCGCTCTGGAATTCGAAGCTCCCTGAACTTGACTGCTTCAGAGCGATGATACCAGCGGCCTTGAATCTCTTGTAGTCACCGATTTTTAGACCGACGCCACCGAGGCTAGGCTCGTAGGCATCCTCGAGAGATAGAATGTTCATCGCTCCTACGCTTGTTCCCGCGAGGTCCTGGCCTGCATTCTCCTCGGCCGGCAATAGTGATCTTACCGATGCGTAGTATGAATCAGCAGCGACCTGGACGATGCCGTTATCCGAGAATCCAAGGCCACCTCTTGCACCGACCGATTGAACTTCAGGGATCTGAGTCGTAGCTCCTGGGAACACATACATGACACGGTCATCGCGGCCAATGCCAGGAGCCCCCACCCCGAACCCCACCGACGACTCGACTTCAGCGACCGTCGCAGCCAGAGGCGGTCGAGAGATAGCCTTGCGAGTTGCGAGCCCAGTCGCTGTAGCCTCAATGGCATTCGCCTTGAGGTATCGCATGATCGACGGGCTTGACCTGGCACACGACACCTGCCCTGCCTCACTCGCCACCGAGCTGTCAGCCAACGTGGCATCCAGAGCGACCTTGTATCTGGCATCAAGCTGAGATGCGCTCAGACGGTTGATCGCTGCAACGTTGGTGACTGCGAAGCCACCGGGCAGAACATCAAGCACTGTCGTTACGTCGGCAATACCACTTCCAATTGCCGAGTCGGAGTCGCTTGCGGGGCGCACCTTGGCAGCGAACGGGCCTCCTGTCGACCCTGTCTCAACATCCGACAGAGTGACCCACACAGTCCCCGTCGCGGTAGCATCTTGCACTCTTGTACCTGCGGGGATCGTGACATCCTCACCATCGTTCGCATCCGCGATGGTCACAAGGTCGAATCCGAATGCCGCGTATGCAGTGCCACCAGTCACCTGGAGAGTGCCCGTTCCGGCCGTCCCTGAGTTGCACACAGAGAACGACTGGCCAGCCTCGAGCTTCGAGGTGATGCCCGCAGCAGCGTCGAAGACAAGGACAGCATCCGCGGGTTGAATGAGCGCCAGGTTTGGCACGTTTCCGTTTCCTTTACCAACCGTGAACACGCCAGGCGTAGTCGCGGCGATAGTCATATCACCACCACCTGGCTCTGCCACGACGGACAAGGTGAACGCCACATTCGCGTCACCAGTTGCCACGATGTCCGCCGCGCCCGAAGTCGTGAACGTGACTCCAGAGACGTTGAGACCCTGCATCTCAGCGATTAGACCATCGCGCACAACCGTCACGGTATCCGGAGCACCTGCGGTAAAGGTGCCGTCGAAATCAGTCAACACGCCATTGACGTTGGCCTGGCAACGAAGCGTGAAAGCGCCACCACCAGTGTTACTGTTTACTGTGGTCGTCCCCACTTGCTGAGTTGCCGAGACCGGCAAGCCTAGCGTCGAGCGAGCCGTTCCACCAACGACCTCCATGCGCCCAAGTCCACCCTCCGTGGACGAGCGCATGTCTAGCTCTCCGCCATTGTCGAACGCCACCGTCTTGGCAAGTACGGCATTGATGCGGGCGATCACGTTTGGCAAAGTCTGCTCGGCCGCGGTCATCACGATGACCCGAGTTGCATCGTCATCGTCTTTGATCTCAAGAGTTTCACCACCGACGAACAAAGTCGGGTAGGTTCCCGATGTCCCGGAAACGATGCCCTTGGCGCCGCTGAACGTCGACGTGACAACTGTCGCTCCGTCACGAGTGAACTGGACGGTGTCCCCGTTTGCGGCAGAGTATGGGCCCTCACTGCCCTGCAAGCATGCAAGTCGGCGGAAGTCGACACTGCCAGCGCTGTTATCCACGCGACAGGCGATGAGTCCTCCGAACTTCTTATTTGAGATCCAAATGAAGCCGTTTCCATTCCAGAGCTCGTCGCCACCGCTCTTTACTGCGACGCAATTAGCATGTGGATTGTCGCCGACCGGATGACCCAGACCGCCAAGTTTGGTCACCATGTCAGTGATGCCGAATACCTCGACAGGCGCGTTTACAGGTCCATTCTCAAACTCGGCAACAATGAGCACCTTACCAACGCCAGCACCTAGGCTCTGGCTTGGAGGGGCGACATCCATCGTGTTGGTGCCCTCAATGGACAGGATTTCGGCGTTACCCGGGAATGATTTGAAGTATCTGCGGAATCCTGGCATGTTCAAAGTCCTTCGCGCCTATGGGCGTCGCTTTAGCATACACTGCATCAATCGAAAGGTAAACGCTACTCAGTGCACGCGGCGAATCTCGGAGACATAAGTCCAGGAGATGGCACTAACATGACTCGATCGATTGATGCATCGACCTTGGCCTGGACGACCCATCTGTTCGCTTGGGCCGAGTCTGAACTATCCATGTAAGATGCCGATGACAGGTCATATCCTGCGATGCGGTCATAATATGGCGACAGGACTACTCTCCGTCCCGAACGTTCGTCGCCTGGCTCTGCCAGAAGTGCCCTCTCAAGACCAGCCATGATGCCGCGGCGTTCCTCTTTGTGTGCACTCCATATGGTAATCTCGAGCTTGCATTCGACGGTGGCAAGCAGGCGAAGAATCGTTCCTTCACCATATACGTCAAGGGACTCCTCAATCAGAGTCGCTCCTGGCATACCATTGTGTTCATAAGTTCTCTCGCCTGGACACATGATGAGTGCCGATGGAAACGGCTCAACATCATCTTGCTGAGTCGGCCAATCCAAGATGACTCTCTCAAGGCGAAACGTGTCGGACTGCAAATCGCCATTACACAGCAGAGCCCCAAGGTCGTGGCGAGAGAATATGATGCCAGACAGTATCTCACTCATGCCAATCTGGAGCGCAGTAAAAGCATCCAGGTCTCGAGCCCGATCAACGGGGACCATCTCTACTGCATACTCGACCTCATTAGGAGGGTTCGAGACAATGACATCCACACCATCCGACCCGCGCGTGACAACGGCACCAGGCTTCACATCCACCGAGACCGGAGACACCACACTTCGGTCTCGGTCATATACCGCCTTGCCATCTGGTATTGATTCTTTGATGGTCCTCGTGATTATTCGTGTTGTCATTTTGGCGGATTCCTGCTCACTCGAGCAACGGCTCTTTTGCTCTCACGTACTGTGAACTTGGTGATCGAGGGCATTGATTTCTCCAGGACAGGGCGAGCCTTGATACCCTTGTGCTTTATTTTTTGCGCGACCCCCATGGCTATCCTCTTCGCAAGCTTTTTCGTAGAGGCATCGCCAGCACGTTTAGCAAGCCTCTTTTGATATACCCATTCAAGGATCGGGGCCAACGGTGGAGCTTTCCCTGGCAATCGTCCCCGTTCGATGAAAATGGCATGGTTTGCAGAGTTGGCTACAGCAGCACCACCATCAACGGGGACTGATAACCATGAGTTTGCATATGTGCCTGTCGAGAATGGTCGCTGTGTGAACTTTGTCATACTCTGGATGGCGACTGCAACGCCGCGTCTTGCAGAGTTCACCATGCCGGCCTCGACGGCCTCACGCATTGCCTTTTCGTGGGCGATAAGCACCTTCTCCAGATGCCTTATGTCACGAAGCCGGACTGTGGACATTACTCGTCCAGCTCTAGAGTATCCTTCTCAGGCTCGCTATCTTCTCCAGACTTTTTCTCTGGCTTTGGGCTATCCAGTTTTTTAGTGGCCTTCTTCGCGGCATACCATCGGCCAAGAGCCGCAAGTGCGAATGCAATCGCCACCATAGGGTCGACAAGTTCACCGAGCTCTGGGATGGCAACCTTTGCCACGACGGCCCACGCAAGGGCACCAACTCCGCCTATCAGATCGACCGAGACGTTTTTCAGCATCTTCATGTGCGCACCATAGCACATATGAAATGAGAGTGGATTGAAGCATGGACGAAGGTCGTTGCTTCAATCCATCGATGCCTTCGCACATTCGTTGACTTCCAATATCCACCGTCCTAGATTTAGAGCATGAATGGCAAAGATCTCCAAACGATGCTCGATCAATCTCGAAAGGTCCATATGTCACCGACAGAACGCGATGCACAGCGCCTCAGTTTCGCGTACGGCAACACGAAAATCGAGAACGACAGCATCACCCGAGAGACGATCAAGCGCGCAGCCGATAATATGCACTCGTAGTTGAGCTATGGAACCAGACGAGGCCTAGGTGGCGAATGAGATTGATCCGGAGCGATAGTCTGGTCGACCAACTTTCGTGACCTAGCGATTTTTTGGTCCACAAGCCCAAATTTCCATTGCATCCGAGATGCGTCCAAGCTTGGTTCAGTGGCTAGGACGAATCTTCGCACCTTCGTGCCACCAGACACGTTTCTGACAGTCTCATCTGGGCATCGAAGATGAAGGCGAACCTCGTAGAAAAACTCTCTGTCGGGGTCGTCCTTACCCCAAAGAGACCCATCGAGATAACCTCGCAGGTCATCCTCGTTCACTTGCGCCGGAGAAACTTCCGATATCTTCACGGCGCCATCCGGTTCAAGGCCAGCCTGTGAAAGCTCCAGGTCAACACTCTCCATCGTCTTGAGCTTGCATGGAATAAGCTCCATCCGTCGGCACTCAATCCACTCACGGTTGCGCTGTCGCTCCTGCCAGACCATAAATATTCGATACGGGCGAACTCCAAGCTCATGGGCGATGCGACGAGCGTTGTCCACCGTGCCCTGCAAACTTACGGCCAGCGAGCATTGATATGTCGAGTCTGAGACAGGCTGATTTCCGGGGAGCTGCTCCTCGCCTGGGCCTGGTCCACAAGGCTCAATTGTCGGAACCAGCCCCGGGCCCTCCGTCGAGTTGCCCGGGACATCGGGGCCATCACACCCACAGTTTCCAGGCTCTCGGATCGGTCCCGAAAAACTCTTGAGCGTGGGCATTACCGGTCTCGCGCGTAAACGTGGAGCCTGTCGGCAGCCCCAGGTAGACCCGCGACGTTGGAGATATGGACGCCAATAGCACCGGCCCTCGGCGTCCATGATGCGCCGGAGAAGCCTGTGACGGCATACGGACTGACGCCGGTAACAGCCGCAGAGTGTGATACGACAAACAGCGGCCTCGTTTTGCCATCATCGACCAGCTCGACCAGCTCGACATCAAATGTCATGCCCGGCCCTGGGACCTCGTCGCCGCTCGCGTCAAGCATGCGGACCATGATGTCGACCGACTTGTCCGGAGAGTCGCCCTTGGCGATGCTGTGAGAACCAGCGGGAATGCTGTCAGTCCCGACAGGCGTTACCCCGTCCCCTGTGTACCCGCTAGACACATCGGTCACGCGGAACGATTTCCATGTTGTGTTGCTCATGATTTATCCTGGCTCGATGACCATAGATGGCCCCATAGTGCCAAGTGATTGATGTTGCAGGCTGAATGGATTGACGACGGATCCAAGCGTGTCAGCGAGACGCTGTACCCACCTGGAATACTGAATGTCTAACTCGTCGAAGGCATCCGACCCACGAAAATGAACGTCGCCTGTGGATTTCACTTCGAGAGATCGGCGGAAGCTGGACTGCTGGTCTTCAATGCAATCAAGCTCCTGGATACATCTACGGACGCCAGGCTCGCCCTCTGGGAGGATATTGCCCATGTTGGCTTCGAGTATAAACAGGAGCTGAGACGCCGTCTGGATGCCGAGAGATATGGACGCACCAAGCTCGGTCGACAGATAACCGAGGTGGTATCTGACGCGCTCTCGCTCTGCCAATGAAAGGGCCATTTCTAGGACTCGTCCGAGTACTGAATAACCTTGAGACCGCTCGAGATGAGGTCGAGCAGGCGAGGGTAATGACGAGCTTCAACGATACGACCCTGGGCCATACGCACCGACCCGAGCGAGTATTCAGAGGTCACCTGGAACTTGGCAAGGCGGTCGCTTGCGATGATCGCCTTGACCTTCGATGCCTGCAATGGTCGCATACTTCCCACAACAAGATTCATTTTGCCATGCGAGGCCTCGACCTCTTTTACGCGGTCTTTGGCCATCATGACGATTTCCTTGAGCTTAATCAGTTGCGCCCGAAGCTCCTTGATCGCCCCTGTATCCTCTGCGGACTTTGCTCTCAACATATGGACCTCAGCTTCAATGTCGTGATTGTCATCGGGTTTTGCCTTCGACTTCGATTTAGGTTCTTTCATGAGACTCCGTGCCAATATATATACCACAACCAACGAAAATGGGTGAGCACCCGGAGGCACCCACCCACAGTTTGTGCAGTTCTACGCGTTTTTCGACAGTTTGGCCGAAGCACCAACTCCGGCAACAACCTGCATAACTGCACAGGCAGTCACCGAATCAGCTCCAGCGAATGTGAGAGTGGGTACACCATTCGCATCATATGCCACCTGGCATTGTCCAGCCGAAGGAGCCGTCGGTTGGATAGCCTTCGCCCCGGGCGCGCCCGCCGTCGATGCGACAGTAACTACGATGCCAGCCTGCGGCAGTACGGCGAAGTCCCCGGCCACCACGATGCCCTCTGCCCACCCACTCGCCGCCTTACCACCAAGGCTAGCCGCGGGACATAGAGATTGCACAGAGTCGCCGAATCCAACACCGGACTCGTCCATGACCTCGGTAACGCGGGCGGGGAAGTCTGTGGGATTAGCCTGAGAGAGCTTGTTTGCTTTTGTAAGTGCCATATTTTCCTTTTCCTTTTTCCAATCTGAGGATTAGGCCTCTTGCCCACTCTCAATGACCACTGCCCGCTTGAACCGACTTGAGTCCAGCCCGCCAAGGATGTCTGATGGAATCGCAAAGTCGCCAGACCAGCTCCAGAGCAACGATACGATGTCTTGGCTTCGGTTTTGCGGCGCCCGAATGACCATCCGAATCCGGTCAGTCATAACTGCAATGCCGTTGTTCGAGATCGCAGTGAACTCGCCAACTTTGCCCTGGATTCCGGCGACGGAGATGAGCTCACCCTCGTCGATGTATTTCTCGCACACTGCCCCTCCGCCACTGATAACAGTACGGATGATCTTAGTGCCAGACGCATTCACAACCTCAGCGCCAATCTCAGAACCGAGACGAGCGTCGGATGCACTTGCGGGCCGACTGACCTGCAAGTCGCCAACATTGTCTTCCATCGGGCTCTCCGAGTTGGAGTAAAAGATGGTGTCCAAAGTTCGCTTGATGGCAAACTCCTGATATGGAGCATCCCCATAGTTGCTCTGGTTGAGGTTCTGGAATTCCTTGTCTTGGAACAACTGAGCCTCAGCCTGAGGGTCCAGATGGCAATGATAAAACCCGTCAGGATGCTTTGGCACCCGGTTGCGACGCATTTTGGCGATTGCCATCTGGAGGTCACGGAACGTAAGCAGGTCCGTGCTCGACACAGCATCGACCGACAGACCACCGCCCGAGCGGATGATGGTCGCAGAGTCATTCGCAACGATTGCATCACCAGTCGCCACCGTGACCGCAGCATCGACTGTAATCAGTCCTCGTCCAAACGGGAACGCCGGGTCGATCGCCGCAACGTTGATCACATTAGCGACCTGTTTCACCCCGTTGATTGCAAACCCCTTGGGGTTGCTGCCCGAGACTGGAAACTCTTGCCCAGCGGCGTTTACATGGAACATGAAGCCAGCGATAGATGCCACCTCAAAGAACGTTGCAGGCCCAGCAGCGGTCTCGGCGACAGTGTGGCCGACGGCGTAATTGCAGAACAACGCGTTGCGAGTAAGTCGATTTACGGTCTGGCCAGCATTGAGACCAAGAGTCTTGAGCTGATTGTCGAACAGGCTACTAAGAGCCGTGCGCGAAGTCATCATGTCGACATCAAGAGAATCCTGATATCGTTTAGCGACGGCCTTCCACTGCTCATAAGACAGATTTTTAGGGATAGGATCGACGCCAGGGGTGATCGGCTTAGTGTTTACACCCATAAGACCAGATCGGGTGAAGATCTGCGTGTCACCAACGTTCGCAGCCCATCGATCTGGGCGAACCTCCATGCGATAGAGTTGCTCTGGGAAGAGTGCATCTTCGAATGTGCGGACAAGGGTATCGTCTTGAACAACAGTGTCCAAGAACGCAAGATCTGGAATAAGTGAACCGAGTGCAGGCATTTTGATATCTCCATACCGCTTTGTGCGGCTCTGCCGTTACTGTTTCGGGAGTATCAAGAAAATGTCAAGCAACAAAAAA